GCGGACAGCTAACAGCGATCAGCGAACAGGCAACGGCGATTACGCGGAAGATGCGGCGCATGGAAGGCTCCGAGAAGCAGTGGTTAGGGGTTAGTGGTCAGGGGTCAGTTAGAAGCCCGAGCGCCTTTTGGTGCCATTGGGGCGCGAGGTGAAAGAAATGGAAATCGATCTCAATGCAGAAATCGAAAAAGCTAACCAAGAAATGAACGGCGCGGAAGTCGCTCTAATGAAAGGGGTTAATCCCTTTAACTCCCGTGGCTGAAAATAATTCGACAAGTTCTCGCTTTCCTCTTGACATTTTACGCGGTTGTGCTATGATTATTTTGTAACCAAATCACAAATGCGGCAAGCCCGCAGGAGGATTCAAAATGATCGACCTCACCACAATCTCCACCCTGACGACCAACGAACTCAACAATCTGATCGCGGCTGTTAAAGCCGCCCTCGCCGCGCGCGAAACGACCCCTGTTGCCAAGCGCGTGACGATCCACTACTGCCTCTACAACCCTCGCCGCATGTCTCGTCCGTGGATTGCCAAGATCACGAGCTGGCCCGTTGGCGGCCGCCCGGAGTTGCAGTTTGGCTCCTACCTCGGCAACGACAACGGGGGCGATCTAGAAATCATGGCTCTGCCTGGCGACATCCTCCGCGATGGGCAAAAAGATAGACGCGGCAACAACGGCACAAACGACTGGAGCGTTGTTGAGGCTGATTACACGCTCCGCACCATTGATCAGGCGGAAGCCCGCAAGCTTTTCTGCCTGTAGTAACCACCGAGGGGCGGCGGCCTCCGCCCCAGCTACATCGCAAATGCGCATAGGCGCAGGAGGATACACATCATGGCACGTTACAAAATGGACGATAGCACCATCGTTGACACCGGCAACGCCACAAAATCGTGGCCGGAAACGACCGATTGGAACGGCTCCAATCACATTGGCCGCAGCAGCCGCAGCCAATGGCATGATCAAACTCTCTACCGCTCACGCAAGGGCCGCTACTATATCGAGTACCACAGCCGCGAGCAGGGCATTATGGACCGCGCGGAGTGGATAAGTAATCGAGCCGCTACCCTCTGGCTGCTCGCAAATGAGTGCGATTTGCCTGACAATCTCAAAGAGTTTGAGGAGCAAATAACCGAGTAACTCTTTCCGTCGGCCCGGCCCAAAGCCGGGCCGAACTTGGAGATGCCGTGAAATACACGCCAAAATGGGATCTATCAACCATCCCGCCCGACGCTTGGGCGAGCGAGAATGGGCGCCGCATCAGGCCCCCTGCGCCTCGTGCCCGTATTGAGTCTCCGTGCATCCAATGTGCTCACCCCCTCAGCGCCCGAGAGCGCCGCAAACCTTGCCCTAAATGCGGCTCCCGCCAGCCGCGGGAGTTAAAGGGATAAATCCCTAATGAAAACCGGGTTCTCAGAAGAACAATGGTTGCCGATCAGGAGCTATGCGGATTCGGCAATCAAGTTTCAGGTGCTCGCAACAGCGCAGGCAACACAAACCTGCTTTTCTACAATCCGCCCCGAGCGGGTCGACGGGCCTGCATGTCATAGATAGCGTTGACTGCGGCGGCGGCGATGCTTGGACCCTCCTGCCTGATGCTGCGCTGCACGCGGCGGTCGACGTCACTGATCGAGACGCCGCTCACATCGAAGTGAAAGTGCTGCTCGACGTGGTTGGTTGAGCCGCCACCCCCGCCAGAGAAGAGACGCTGAGTGTCTCGATTGCTGGCGATGGAACTAGTGGCGCCCACGTGCATCAGCTCCGGGCCGCGCTCGCCGGTGAGATAGAATCGGCCAGGCTGCATCAAGCCGCCGCCGGCCCGTCCGCCGCCAAAGAAAGACTTGAGGCCAGCCCAGAAGCCCCCACTATCGGCTGCGCTATCGGCTCCGGTCGAACTGAAGAGCCCCGAGTCTCCGCCCCCGCTGAAACTTGCTCCGGCATCTCTCGTCCACATGGGGTGACTTCTCGAGCTTCCCGGCTTGGCGCCGATACCAAAGGCCTTCATAATCGAACCTTCGCCGGCCTGCAGGCTATCCTTGGCCACGCCCTTGAAGATGGTCGCGCCGGCGTTCTTCCAGTCCCCCTTGTGGTATTGCGTGGTCATCATCTTGATCAGCTCGTCGTTGACAGTATTCATCACATTGACGGCAGTTCTCGACATGATCTCGCCGACGTTGGTCCATTGATTTGCCACATTGCCAAGGGTTTCATGCATCTGCCCCAGCAGCGAGTTCTCTTTCTGCAGGAAGGTCAGCTCAGATTGCTTGAGCTGCATCTCGCCGCCCAGCTGCGCGGATTGATTATTCAGGCCCGCGAGCCGCGTGGCACGCTCAACCGGGGTAAGCGACTCATCGCCGGAAACGCGAGTCTTCTCCGCGCCGATATTCTCGCTTTCCTGCCGCAACCCCCTCAGCTCTTCGCGAACCTCGGCCAATTTAGCCGCACGCGCGGTGAGCGCTCCAAATTCCTGCCGGAAGCGAATCTGCTGAACAGCATAGGCGGTACTCAGCTTCTGCTGAATCTCAGAGCCCCTCAATACTTCAGCGCTGTAAGCTTTCCAGCGTTCGCCGGTCTGGGTCAGATCTTCCTGCTGTTCCCTGAGCCGCTTTGTCTCGTCTTCCCATGTCTTTGCAAAGATTCCGCTATCGCGCTCCGCTTCAGCGCGGAGAATCTTGTCATTTTCAAGCGTCTGCCGCACAAAGTCATTGCGCGCATCGGCGTTAGGATCTTCCGCTTTGCCCTGTTTGCCGCGCCCCTGCAATTGCTTATTCAGCATGTTGTCTGTGGTGTTTGTTTGGGTCAGGTCGACGAAATGCCCCATCTGGGAAAGCTGAGCCAGATAGTCGGTAAGCAAGTCCCTGCGTCCCCCCTGGCCGGGAAGCGTAGTCTGCGTTCCGGTGGGCATAGGAAGGCCTTGCTTCGCTAGAAGCGGTATCATACCCAGCTCGGCGTCAGTGAACTCAGTCTTGAAGGTCTTCGGCAGTTCGGTTTTAATCCAGTCAATCTCCTTCTGGATCGCAGCCTGGTAATCAGCAGGTGTCTTGGCGCCCTCAAGGGTGGTCTGTAATCCACGGGAACGCTCGGTCAGGTCCCCGGTGCCAGCGGCCCCGGTGAGGAAACTCCAGAGAGAACCGATCTCCTCGCCCTTCAGAGCCTCGGCAATCTTCTTAATGTCCGCTGAAAGATGGTCGTTAAGTTTGTCGGCGGACTCGATCGCCTCGTCAATGGCCAGCTTCAAACCATTTTGCGGCTTGCCTTGCAGTTTTGCATTCAGGTTTTCGAGTTTGTCATTGGCGACCTGAAGCTCGTCGTTCGCCATCCGCATCGGCTCAGCGATGCTACGCCAAGTGTCAGTATGCTTGCGGGCAGCTTCCTTCAGTTTCTCGCCGTACTCGTAGACTTTTTTCCCGGCCTCAAAGATGGCAACGCCGATAGCGATAACAGCAGTCGCCGCGAAAGCACTAGCCAGGAGCGGAGCCGCGCCGGGGAGGCTGGCGATGAAGCGCTGCACATGCCGAGGCAAGTGGACGCCGATCTCCTCGCCCAGCACCATGACGGTGCCTCGGGCATCGTTCATGCTGGTCTTCATGGTCTGGGCGGTGGCGCGGGTGGTTGCGGCCGCCTTATCTAACTCCGTCCGCAGCTTTACCGTGTTGCCATCGATCGAGATCAGAAGACCGGCTACAACTTCATTCGGCATCTTGCTTCTCCTCGGCTGCGGGCGCCGGGCGCATCTTCGCTACCATGCGCCAGGTGTTGCAATAGTCATTGATCTCTTCCGGCGTGGCCGGATGGTCGGTTTCGATCTTTGCCTTTGTCCCCAAGCCGAAGTCGCGCAGCGTAAGCGGCTTCTTCGGCGGCGCCATGCTGAAGTTGGCGATGTAACATGCCAGCAGTGCGGTCTGCGTGGCTTCGTCTCTCCACGCCTGCGCATGGCGCTCGTTGAGGGCGCGCAACTGGATGGGGGTCATCCACCAGAAGTCAGGCTCAGAGAGCCGGAGATCGTAGCGGGCCATTGCCCAGTGATGCCGCCACCAGCGATCACCGGTCAGGCGCTCGGAGGGTCCGGCGCTTCCTCTCCTTCAGCAGGCTTCTCGTCTGGCAGCGAACCATAGAAGGATTCCCAGGCCAGCTTGCAGAGAGCGGGCGACGTGGTCTCGTTAAACCATGCCTCGACGGTCTCGATAGTGAGCCCGGGGTGGTGAGCGCGCAGGCCGGCGTAAAGCAGGCACATGAAGTTATAGACGGTGGGCGGAATGGTTGAAACTGCGGGATTGATGCCTGTGCCTTCTTCAAAGCCCGCGATGGCTTGAAAGTTGTAGCGCAAGGTATAGTCGACGCCGTCGATAGCGAACACGGTTTCCCGCGCGCCGGTATCAAGGACCAGCTTCTTTTTCTCTTCCATGATTTTTTCCAATAGAAAAGCCGCCCGGAGGCGGCTTTGTGAGTAACAAGGCAAAACTTAAAATGTCACTAGTTTTTCCAGGCTGCATAGAACAAGCCGGCGAGGATCACCAACGCCAGATTGCCGAGAAAGACACCCAAGGCAATTTGACCGATGCCGAGCGGTTGCACGGCAGTGGCAGCCTTCGACTTCTTTTCAATCACGCGCGGCCATGTGGCCGGTAAATCTGAAGCTATACCCAAAAAGCCCATAACTCCTCCATGCGGCCAGTATAGCACTGCTTCAGGCGGCCTTGCCGACTATTTTTAAGGTTTTTTGCCAGTAGTCGGCGATGCGGTTCTCCAGTTCCACGGCGGTGGCATGTAGAGCCTTAGGCCAAACAGCATCAAACGCGGGCCGCAGAACAGGGTAGGCAGGTACGTGACCCACAACCTGGCCGCTGCCCCCTTTACCCCTCCCCGCCTGGCCCTTCTTCTTGAAGGAATCGCTTGATACCTCTGACGTTTTTCCGGTGCGCCAATCATAATTCCAGGGCATCTTGGCTCCCTAATCCTTCAGTTGGCCGCCCTTGACGAGCTGGTGGCCGCGCTCAAGCCAGCGCATCACATAAGCAGTTGCCGGGCCGGCGCCAACCAACCAGCAGCGGCCGTTCCTTCCGCCGGCAACGGCGCGAATGTCCGCTTTCAGCTCTCCCGGCGGAAGCGCGTTGCTTGCGCCCCCTTCAGCGAAGTCAGTACGCACAGGAGTATTCGCCATGACGCCAAGCATGAAGACCGCCGCACCAGCGCCCAGCGCCGGCTTCAGAAGCTTTTGCTGAACATCTGCCGGGAAGCGAGCGAGCAACTCCGCCATGCCTTCGAGTTCAGACGTGTCGATAGTGATCTCGCCGTAGGCCACGGTTTTGCTCCGCAAACGGTTATCAGTTTTCAGTTGTCAGCGGTCAGTTAAAGGACCCGAGTGGCGCTCTTTTTCAGAACGCCACTCGCTGACTCGCCGAACCGCCGAGAGGTTAAAGCTAGCTGCCTTCCGTCGCAGTGATGGGCCCGGTGATCTTGATGGTTGCGTTGAAGGGGACGGGTTTGCCGGGCTCAGCCTCGACGAGGGCAAAGTCCGTGACCAGGCCGTTGAAGGCGTAGCTGTCGCCGCCGACGGTTTGCCCGCCCACTGTGTTGACGGGCATGACCAGCAGGAAGGGCCACGCCTGCCCAAAGGTGGCCACCGGGGCGGATGTGAGCGCGGCGGCAAGGGCGATCTGGCCGGGATCGGCGCTGGCGCTCTCTCCCTCGACGGTCACTTCGCCGGGGTCGAGCAGCGTCTTCATGAATATGCGGGTGTTGGAGGGCGAGTCCAGCGTGGTGATGTCTTCGGTGCCGTACTTCGGCTTGGGCGGCGAAACCTTGAGCACCTTGGCGATGAGAGTGCCGCCGGTAACGACTCCGGAGAGAATGGTGGGCGGCGTGGCCTGGGCGGTGGCGATATAGAGCTTGGTGCCCATGCCGAGAATCGGGGCGGCGGTTTGAGACATCGGTTTTTCCTCCGGAAAAACAGGGTGAGTGTGAGTGGTGAGTGCGAACCGCAGATCCTTCGCGGCGCTCAGGATGACAAGCTAACTGGCGTAAAAATGAATCATGTAATCCGTAGTGGTGCGGTAGCAGCGGGCGTCCTGCTCGTAGAGATCGCGGGCGCTCGATACTTCGATCCATGCGACGCGGGTTCCGTCAGGCAATGTGCCGGTAAAGCCCTCAAGCACGGCGCGGATTGCCGCCTGGGCTTGCTTGGCAGACAGGTAGGAGGCGTTCTGTAACCCTCCCGACCAGGTATCGATCTGAAGGCGAATCTGATTGAGATCGCTGGAGCCGTTGAGCAGGTAGTTGGGAACCTCGCTGATGACCTGGTAGCTGGCGCAAGGGCAGGTTGGATCCTCGGGAACCAGGACCGGGTAGAAGCGCGCCGGATTGCCGATGACGGCCTGAACGCCTGAAGCAGCGGCGACAAGTTGAGCGATGCCGATCTCAATCATGGTTTTTGCTCCGGCGGAAACAGTGAACAGTGGACAGTGAACAGTGGTCAGTAAGAGTCCGAAAGGCAACCGCAGATCCTTCGTCCGCCGCGGCGGACTCAGGATGACAAGCGCGAAAAACGGACCCCTGATCCCTGAAACCTGACCACTGCTTTTACGCGCTCCCGTCGATCTCAACGCAGGTGAGAACAAGCTTGCGGTTGCGCTCCTGGACGTTGTCGGCAATTTGGATTTCGTAGACGTGATTCAGGTAAAAAATGCGATCGCCGACGTTGACCACGCCATTGACAGCTGGAGCGGGAAGGCCGCGGCCAGGCCAGCGGAGAATGGCGCGGACCTGCTTTGCCGATGTGAACTCCTCGCCCTGGTAGAGCTGCTGGCCGCTGAGCTGCTGAATGCTGGCGCGGGTGGTGAGGTAGACCGGCCAGGTGTTGAGCGGCTGCCCGGAGGCGTCCTGCGAGGAGCTGCGCGCGCCGATGGCGATCTGGTGGCGCAGGCTGCCGGGGTCGATCATGTAGAACGGCATAGGCACAGATTTTTGCTCCGCAAAAACAATGAACAGTGATCAGTGAACAGTGAAAAGGCTAAATGGCAACCGCAGATCCTTCGTCCGCCATGGCGGACTTAGGATGACAGGCTGGTTATGGTTGGTAGTAGACGCGGTTGCTGTCGAGCATGCTCTTGACACTGTAGGGCAGCTCCTTGAGGGCCGCGGCGGCAATCGGAAGGCGGTTCTCGTACCAGTGGGTAATAAGCATCAGCATGCCGCGCTGCGCGATGCCGGGGAGCGGTCTGCCGAGCCACGCCGATGCGCCAGCGGCGGCTGTGGCTGCCGAAGCGCTCAGTGCGGCGTTGCCGTTGGTGTCTATGGAAAGAATTGTTCCGACGAGCGGAGTGGGGTTGCCGTCGACGACCGGCCCAGCGCCGGGGATGCTGAGCTGCCAGCCGACATTGTTCGCGGTGAAGACGGCGCCGGAGGTGACCGCCGCGTTGACGGCGATGGAGACCGTGACCGGGTTGCCGTAGCCGGCGAAGTAATCGACCCAGACGCTATCGGCGCGGCGCAGCACCCAGGGCCATACCGGCGGCGGATTGCCCTCGGTAGGCGGCTGGCGAAGGATGTGCGCGGGCTCCTGCCAGGGCGAGACGTAGTAGATGCTGGGATCGAGGGTTTGCACGTTGCCGTTCTGGTCGAGATACATGATGTCGGCGACGTATTGCAGCGGCGAGCGCGAGAGCTCGAAGCGGTTGTGCGGGCGCGACTCGAACTCGTGATGCGTGGGGATGTCGTAGATGACGTTATAGGGGATGGGCAGCCGCTGCTCCGGGAAGCCGTCAAAGTATTCACGGAATCCGCGGGTGAGAAAGGAGCGGTTGGTGTGGAGCTCGGCCGCCTCGCGCGCGGCGCGGATGAGGCCGCCGATGTACTCGTCATCATCGACGAAGGACGAATCCACCTGGCACTGGCGCTTGGCCCAGGAGAGCGGGATGGGCTCCGAAGTAGCGTGCTGTGTGATGTTGAGGCCGGCCATGGGGGCTCCTTTGGAGCAGGGAATAGGGACTAGGGACTAGGAAAAGACCAAAAGGCAACCGCAGATCCTTCGCGCCGCTCAGGATGACAGATCTAAAATGGGGCCGGCCGCCAGCAGTCAGCGACCAGCCCGCGGCTCGGTAAAGCCGGAAACTGACCACTGACCACTGACAAACGATCACTGCCTTTAAGCCGTTCCGAAGTTCGGGCTGACCGACAGGACGGTGGAAGCGATGCTGGTGGCATCGTTGAAGACGGGTCGCGCCTTGGAGCCGTACTGGATGGCGATGACGCCCTGGATGACGGCGCCGGTCGAGCCGCCGCGGGTGATGACGCCGCGCACATACTGCTGCAGCGGGCGGTAAACGTCGAGAACGACAGCCTGGCCACTGGCCGCGGCTGCGGTGTCGGCGGTGTCGGAAGCGGCGAAGTCGGCGGCATCGCTGCCGTTAGACTGCGCGCCGCCCTGGGCCTTGATGCCCGGCGAGCCGTCGGTGACGGCGCCGAAGAGAGCGACGAAGACCACTCCCTCGTAATCCGCCATGTTGATCTCGGAAGTGTTGACGCTGGTGGTGCCGACTGCGGTGGCTCCCAGCACAACCGTGACCTTGTGATTCGGTGCGAAGTTCATAGGTTTTCCCTCCAAGGAAACCAGTTGTCAGTTATCAGTTGTCAGTTGTCAGTCGCCCCAGTCTCCGCACCGATTAAACGGTAAAAACCAGAGGCTGAGAGCTGCTTTTAGGAGCAGCGGACGCGGACGAAGGCCTCGGCGAGAGCCGGCATGCCGTCAGTCTCAGAGCGGGAGATGAAGCCCACCTGGTTAGTGAGCGCATAGAGCTCGACCAGGCGCTGGATCTCGATGTCGAGGGCGTCGACGATTTCATACTTCGAGAAGTCGCCCACGATGCCGATGTACAGCCCGGTGGTGTAGGTGCTAGGCGCGTACTCCGACATGTAGAAGGGGCGGTTGAGGACGCGGTCAGGCTCGCCGGCAGAGATGCCCGGCTGCCAGACGTATTGCCCATAGAGGTCCTTGATCTGGCGGATGAGGCCGATCGTGGTGCGGTGGAAGATCCATGTGGCTTTGGCCTGATACTGCGCCTTGAGGGTGTAGAGCGCGGTCATGAGGCAATCGGCCGCGCCCACGCTCGATGTGGGCGTGATGAAGGGCGTGTTGGAGTTGCCAACATAGCCGGTGACCACGTCGCGCGAGGTGTCGATGCCATCAGCGGTGGGAGTGAAGACGCCCAGGGGCTGCTCCACGCCAGAGCCGAGCAGGAAGGCTTTCTCCTGCACGATGCCCATCTTGTAGCCGAGGCGCTTGAGCACCAACTCTTCAACCATGGGGGTGAGGCGCAGCAGCTTCTTGGAGACCGTGATCTGCTGGGCGAGGGGATGGGGCTTGAGCTCGCGCTTGGCCAGGGTGAGGGAAGTGTCCGGCACGCCGGTGGCAAGCTCGGCGACCCAGGTGGGATCGGCCACGTCAGCGAGACGGGCGGGGATGCCCAGCGAGGCGGAGCTCGTCAGCACGGTCTTGGTGGCCATGCGGCGGATGAAGACTTCGTTGTCGACGATCTCGATGATGCGGCCGGCGAGCTGCTCGGAGGCGACCAGGTATCCGCCCTCAACATCGGTGTCGGTGGCCAGGGCGTTGCGGATGTCGAGCGCGCTGCCGCCCTTGACGAGGGCATTGCGGACCTCTGCGGAGATTTCCGGCATGGGACCGCCGAAGAGTGCGGCGCAGACCGCAGCGTGATATTCAGGCGTGCCGCGAATGGTCTTGGCCTTGAATCCGCCGGCGGCATTGTCGTGCCGAGGCTGGACGGCTGCGGGAAGAGCGGCGCTGGCGGAGTTATCCGACTCGCGCTTTTCCTGGGTTTCGTGGAGCTTGACCTCAGTGTCAAGCTCATCGAAGCGAGCATCCATCTTGCGAAGGATCTCCTTCTCATCGGCGTTGGTGCTGCGCTTCTCCGCCGCGGCTTTGTCGAGAACCTGGCGGTACTGAGCAGTCAGCTCGCCCTTCTCGTTCCTCAGTTCAATCGATTTGCGCATTTGATTCTCCAAAAAACGATAGAGGTTCATCCGAGCGGCCCGGCGGGGGCGGCGCGATGGTTTCCTTTGAGCGCCGCGCGGCCCTGGCCGGCGCGCCCTGAAGGCAGAGTTACGAGTCGAACGCAAATAGCCCGCTGCACGCGAGGTTTTTGCGGTGATCAGTTTTGAGAGCGCTCATAGAGGGACAGGCGCTGGCGCGCCAAGGCCTCGAAATAACCATCGGAAGCATCGTCGAGGCTTCCGTCGGCAATCTCGATATCGTGCTCCTTGGCGGCAGCCTTGACGCGGCCGCGGGCCTTGTCTTTCTCCGCCGCGTCGGGCATATCGGTAGACTTCCAGCGCGCAATGGCATTACGGATATGCGATGCGGACTTTTCGTCGGTGGAGAACTTGATAGGCAGCTTCCAATCGGCAAGCTTCTCGGAACCCTGATAAGCGAAAGCAGATTTCTCCAGGTCCTCGCCATCGACGCGCTTGGTTTTTCCGTCGCCGTTGGCCAGGTTGGCATGGCTGCCGATCATAGCCTTATCACAGTTACAATCAGACGCGGCGCAATGCTCAGCTGTGCAGCCGCCCTGACAGTTGCAGTTACTACAATCGCCCGAGGGGCAGAAATCGCACTCGCATTCACAAGCATCGCCGGCGCGGGGTTTCGTAGCGCGCAGGTTCGCGGGCACATGTTTGAAGCCGCGCAGGTTGAAGCTCTTGACCAGGGCTCGGGCCTGGGTGGTCTGGTCCTCATCTTGCCTTACGATTGCATCGGCGAAGCCTTTATCGACGGCGTCTTCCGCTCCCATCCAAGTCTCGCCATCCATGAGCGTCTTAATCTCATCGGCTGTCTGGCCAGTCTTTTTGACGTAGATTCCGCCTACAGTCAGGGTAATCTTTTCGAGGGTATCGGCGATCTTGAGGAAAGCCGGGGCGTCGCCGTAGAAGAGGCAGGCGGCGTTGTGGATCATGATCATGGCGCCCACGCCGACGGAGACAGTATCGCCGGCCATGGCGATGATGGATGCAGCAGAGGCAGCCAGGCCGTCAACGAAACAATCCACGGGCTTGCCTTGCGAGCGGATGAGGTTGTAGATGGCCACGCCCTCAAAGCAGTCGCCGCCGGGCGAGTTGATGCGCAGGGTGATGCGGTCGAATGCGCCGGCCTGTTTGATAGCATCAGCGACCGACTGCGCTGTTACGCCGCCGCCAGACCAGAAATTTTCGCCGATTTCGTCGTAGAAGAGCAGCTCGAGGGTAGTGCCGGCCGTTTGCGCGGCAAAACGTGGCTTTAAGCGCATTGTTTCCTCCGGAAAATAGTTTTCAGCGGTCAGTTGTCAGCGGTCTGTTAGGCCGTCGGCGCGGCCGGTTGCTGCGCGGGTTGAGCAAGAACCTCTTCAATACACACATCGAGGATGCGAGAAGCCCAAACTTCGGCATCACGCGCTTCCCATAGGTCCGATTTGAGGGCCTTTCGAGCGATAAAATCGGCCGCAAAAGTCTCCATTTCGGGCGAAATCGAGCCCAAAAGGCACTGAATGATGTTTAAAACCGGTTGTAGCAGGGCAGTAGCTGCATATTTGGCGCGCTCCGCGGGCTTGCGATGCAGAATGCGACCCATTGCATCCTGGAAGAAGCGGAGATTAACCTGTTTGGCTTTAGCCACGGCCGCGGCGCGCGGATCGGCGAGTTGGAGCGGCTCTGTGTGCGCGCCGACGGAAGGAATAGGCGGCTCCTCGTCATCATTGAGCTCGGCATCGTTGTCTGCGTCGCCGGCCTGATCAAGCGGGACCATGTTGAGCGGAATGAAGCGCCGGTCACCGCCCTCGACGGGGTTGAGGCCGTTGTATTCGAGGATGTCATTGGGCGAAAATGCGCCGGTCTGGAACATTCCATTGCAATAGGCCATGCGGGCGGCTGTGTCGCCGCGCAGCATGCCGTTGATGTCGAACTCGATGAAGAAGCGGCCCTTTTCGCGCGGCAGCAGCAGAGAGCGATTGGCGGCCTGCTCGATGCATGCCAGCCAGGGGCCGATACAATCGCGCAGAAACTCAAGATCCTGATGCTCGATGTTATTGTTGGTGGACCGGCTTAGATCGCCGATCTTGTGCGGAGGAACACGCCACAGACCCGCCAGGTCGCTGCGCTGGAATTGCCGGGTGAGAATGAACTGCGATTTTTCAGGATCAACCTGGTTAGGCACGAACTCCATGCCCTCTTCGAGGACGGCGATGCGATGGGCGGTGTCAAGGCCGCGATGCTTGGCTTCAAAACTTTCCTTGAGCCGCTCGGCCGCTTCTTTGCTGAGCGTGGCCGGGTGTTTTAGGAACCCCCCCACGGAGGCATTGTTGCCGAAAAACTTTGCGCCGAAAACTTCAAGCGCCTTGGAAAGCCCGATGGTTTCGCGATGCAGGGCGATGGGCGAGTAGGCGTTGTAGCCCTCGCGGGTAAGAGCGGGGATGTAGAGGATCTCATCTTCCCAGAATTGCTGAGGGATACCGTCGATTGTGGAGACCCAAAACCACATTTTGCCGCCGCGAATTTCCCAGTAGAAGAGATCGGGGCGCAACGGCCAGAGAGCGGCGATCTTTCCGGCGCCGTCACGCTCAATGTAGCTGGCGTGGCGACCCCAGATGAGCATGTGCGAGATGAGCGCCATGCGATAGGTGAACGACGTCATCCGGTTATTCGGCTCGTCGTGGAGCAGGAAATAGAGCGGATGGCGCGTGGCCTCCTGGCGGCTGCGATTTTCGAGCCGCTTGAAGACCTTCCAGGGCTGCATGGCGATGGTCTGGGCGATGACGTTGACGCACTTATAGACATCGCCGACGGTGAGCGCATTGGCCTCGTGGATGACGATGCCCGAGGAGGTCTGCGTCATGGCGAGCAGGCGCTGCAGCCAGCCGACGGGCTGGGCGATGGAGTCGCCGTCCACCGCGATCGCGTTACGGATATTGCCAAATAGTCCCATCAATCGCCGACTTTCTTATTGCTATCCGGGGCGAAACCAAAGAGGGCGAGGAGGACGAGGAGGATACCGGCAACGATGACGCCGGCGGGACGATAGACCATGCCTGCGCCGAGGGAAACGAGCGCGCAGCCCAGCAGGCCGACGATGTCGCAAATAGGCACTATGAGGGGAACTTTCATATAACCAGCAAACCTCGCTCTTCGTAGATCGACCTGCCGGAGGTGACCGGCACGACGATGGCGCGCGCTAAGGCATCGACTGCGGCGGCAATGCCATCGATTTTTTCTTTACTGCAGGACTTGTCAGGCTTGATACAGCCTGCGGCATCGATGGCGACGACGACGTTGGAAGCATTCCAGGTAAGCACCGGATGGCCGCCGTGAGCGAGCAAGCCGGTGAGCGCAAGTTCAAGAAGACGCTTAGTGGGCGCGTTCAGACTGATAAATCCCTGGCGCAGGGCAACCATAGTAAAGCCGTCTCCGGTGAGTTGGGTGACGAGCTGCTGAGCGTTATAGGGATCGTAGGCGATCTCCTTGATCTGGTAGTTGCCGGCGGCCTCGTTGACCTTGGAGCGGATGAAGTCATAGTCAATAACGTCGCCCGCGGTGAGGATAAGCAGGCCCTGGCGCGCCCAGACGTCGTAGGGCACGCGATCTTTTTTAGCGCGCTTCTCGATTGCCTCTTTAGGTAAGAAGAAGAACGGCAGCAAATACCACTTAGGATCGCCGTTAGCCGGGGGAAACAGGAGTACAAAGGCCGAGAGATCGGTTGTAGTAGACAGATCGAGGCCGCCAAAGCAGGCGCGGCCGCGAAGAATTGCGGGATCGAACGGCTCGCCACAGAGATCCCATTTATCCATGGGCATCCAGGCGGCGTTGCCGGAGGTCCAGACGGAGAGCTGAAAGCGCAGAAACGTGTTGAGGGCCGATGGATCGTTCGCTGCTTGCGCGGCCTGGCGGCGCATCTCCTCAATGCGGATGAGAGTTCCGAGAGCCGGCGCGGCCTTGAGCCAATTTGCTTCGTTCTTCCAGCCGCTAGGGTCTTTGATGTCCTCATCGTCGAGACCGCAGATCCAGCCGAACCAGGTATCGTCTGGAATGACGCCCTGGAGAACCTTGATGACATACTCGCGTTTTTTCCAGCAAACGGAGTGCCGGTCGAAGCCGCTGTTGGTGATGGCATACATCATGGAATCCGGGACTTTGCCGGATGCCGAATCGAAGACGTTCCAGATGCCGTCATTTTGATGAGCGTGCAGCTCGTCGAGAATGACGAAGGATGGGCGGCGGCCAAGGAGATTTTTATCCTCGCTGCAGACGGGCTCGAAGATTGAGTCGGTCTCCTTGACGCACATGTTGTTTACGCCGCATTGAATGCGGTCGCGAAGATAGCTGGATTTCTCAACCATCTTTTTTGCGTGATTGAAAACGACGCGGGCTGTATCTTTGTCAGTGGCGGCGGCGTAGACCTGCGCGCCGGCGTGTCCCTTGGCGAAGAACTCATAGACGCCGAGGGCCGCCGCCTTAGGGCTTTTCCCAGTGCCTCGCGCCTGCTCGACATAGGCGTATTTGAATCGGCGAAAGCCGGTCTCCTTCCAGCGCCAGCCATAGAGGATCCAAAGCTCGGCTTGCTGATCGGGCCGAAGATCAAACGGCACTCCATCCCATGCGCCTTCAAAGTGTGTCAGGAAGAGCGGGAAAAAATCAATGACATCCTGCGCGGCCTTGCGATCGAAGACCAGGCCACGGGCCGCGCCTTCGACCAGGTCGCGCTGATGACGTTCGCACTGGAGATGGACAAATTTAGAAGCGACGATCTTACCAGCCAGAACAGCATCAATGTACTTTTCAGCGATGGACTTTTTTCTAGCCACGGTTTAACCTGTGCGCGCCTTACTTTTCAAGAGGTACATGTCGCGCGGATCTGGGGGTTCGGATTTACGCGGCGCTTTTGGAAGTGTGCTGACGCGCGTACGATCGGAGGGGTTGAGGCCACATTTACCGCAAAGCCGGCCGAGCTCGGCGCGCTCGCCTGGCCGGATGGTGCCTTGCAGTTCCGCGAGCTTGAGCTGGCAGATGCTTTCAGCAACCCAGCGATCGGCGTTGGTAAGCCAGGGCGCCATGGCATTGAGCTCGTCCCAGAGCTGGCAGAGATGCGCGTTGGCGTTGGTGCGGGTTGAGTCGCGGAGATCGCGGGCCGTCTCCCAGGGAATGCCAAGAAGGTCACGCACCTCGTTGGTAGACTTGCCGTCAGCGAAAAGCGCGGAGGCTTTGAAAGCTGCAGGATGCAGTTGCCAGCGAGCGGGAGCGGGCCCGAGCGCTGCGTCGGGCCTTGGCTCGCCCTTGCGCTTTTCGTAGCGCTTAGGGTTGCGCGCAAGCTGGCCAGTGATGGCTAGGAGATTCGTCGGCTTGGGAGGTCTACCAGCCATAAAACTACCTTTTTGCGGTGGACAGAGGACCGCGAGGCTCGTAGCAGGCCTCATGGCGCTTTCCACACACATCTGACGCTGCAATTTGAATAGATGCGATTATGGAGGCTGATTTTGCGCAAAACCTCCATTTTGTGTATGCATCATTTTTCTTGGCAACACGGTCTGGAAAACCATCGCCTGAAGGATTTGCACCCCATACCCCATCTATTCACCCTTGGAAGTACGGATACTGTGATCCTCATGGCAGAGCGCTATACAATTATCTTCGACCAATTTCAACTCGGGATAATCGGCCACTTTCTTAATGTGATGCACATCCGTCGCCGCTTTCACGATCCCACGCAAAGCACAATCCTCGCAAGCTGGATGACGCGCCAAGAACCACTCCCGAAATTGCTGCCACGCCCCGTCGTATCCACGACTCGCCGAGCTGCCTCGATACCGATCAAACCTGTTTCGCGCTTCGTGTTCCAGGTTCGCATGCTGCTCGCAATAGCGCGACCCAACAACGCAAGCCCCACATCCGGGCGACCCGCATGGATGTCCGCTGCGACTCGGCATCAGCTCACCTCGATGCCGTGCTGATAACTCGCGACGCCATTCACAAAGTGCGCAGTCAACACTTCCTGCCGCATCGTCGGAGCCACTGACAAGTGCACCCAGGTTCCTTCCTGAATTAACTGATCGAAGCGGATGCCCGACCCGCCAGCGATCTTCTTCACAATCTCCAGCGGCACGCCAAACTGCGGGCAGATAAAGTCGGCGGCAAAGCCCGTCAAATGCGCCGAGTCCGGAACGCCACGCACAGCCACATTCAAAGCCGGGCAGCGATAGCCTGAATCGATACGCAACGGAAACCCCAGCAGTGCTCTCACAGCTTCGAGCGCAACTGCCAGCACGCTCAGGTTCGCCACCGTCTCAGAGGACGGCGTATTGTCGATCCCGCGCACAGTTGCCGTTGAGCTGAACGTCAATTCTTCCAGGCTGAAATGTTCCGTCAGTTGCATTGTTTCCCCCAAAAATCCAACGGCGCCTTTCGCATTTCACTACTCAGCGCCGCTCGATTGTTTGCCGATTCCTAGCCATCCCACCGCCGTGCACATGCGGACATTTAACGGTATCTGCGTCTTCGGCTCTCTGAAAATGGCAGCCTT